GTCGTAAAGGCCCAGCTGCGTTACCGATTCAACGCTGACGAGGATTGGAGCGAGCCATCAAAACTGACCCATCAGCCTCGCATCGACCCGGAACACCCGAGCGTCGCATGAATCCCCTAGCAGTGATCGCCTTGGCTTTGTCCGGGCTATTTGGCGTGACCTTGGCTGTTACGTCTGACCCACAAACCGACACCATCGGGCTGGTGTCCGAGTCCACCGTGTACACGGCTCCCCTTTCGGGCACGGTGGGCTTGGACACCGCTTCAGACGCATCAGGAAGCCCTGAGAGCGTCGTTACGACCATGCCCCCGTACACAGGCCCAGGCTGCCGAGAATGGGCTGATACAGCCTTACGAGCAGGCTTTGTGCTTGATGACCTATGGCTAGCACTGCAGGTGGCAGAGCTCGAGTCAGCCTGCCTGCCCAATGCCATCGGTGACAATGGGCAGAGCTTTGGCTTGATGCAGATTCACACGCCATCGTGGTGCCAACCGACCAAATACTGGCCTCGCGGCTACCTGCAAACCAAAGGCATAATCGATGACTGCACCGAGCTGTTTGACCCATTGACCAATCTGTGGGTGGCATGGCACATCGCAACGAACTACGGCTGGGAGAACTGGAGCACGTACAACAATGTCGTGGGCTGATCACTTCTTTGCGTCACTGTTCACCGGGTACATCGTCGCATGCGTGTACTACATTGTCAAAACCACGGAGAGGAAAAAGTGAGCAGCAACATTGACCCGGGCGATGCCGCGTATCGAGCATGGCAACTCACCAAAAACGGTGAGCGCATGGAACAATACGGTCACCCATTCACGGACTACACGATGGTGCGTCGTATCTTTGGCGTGCTCACCAACTTCAAGCACAACCTAACCGTGCAAGAAGCAATCATGTTTATGGTCGCAGTCAAACTGGCTCGACTGATGAAAAGCCTTGACAACGAAAAAATGCACGAGGACTCACTGGTTGACGCAATCGGCTACCTCAACTGTTTGCACATGGCTGACGCACGCGATCAACTGCTCGATGCCCCACTACACGTATTAGGAGACATGGAGTTTTGGCGTGACAAGCCCACAGAAGCGTAAAGGCCATGCAGCGGAGCTTGCAGTAGTCAAATGGCTACGAAAGTACGGAATCAAAGCAGACCGTATCCAAGCAGGTACACACGATGACAAAGGCGATGTCACAGGCTGGCCCGGTGTCGTAATTGAGATCAAAGACCGCAAAGCCCATGATTGGGCTGGCTACTTTAGGCAGTTGCGAGCACAAATGACACACGCCAACGCCTACACAGGAGTGATCATTTGCAAACGACCTGGGCACACCGATGTTGCACAGTGGATGGCCGTTATGCCAGTGGATGAATGGTTCAACCTGATGCTGCTATTGGAGGAAAAGAGCAAATGAGTTTCAACCTGGACAATTACGTTGACGTACCAACACGCCTACGCATGGCGTTAGACAAGTTCCCAGACCTGCGAGTACAGGAGTCGCAACCCACATTCCGTGAGGTCAACGACAAGCTGTACATCGAGATACGTTGCACAGTCTGGCGAGACAAAGACGATCAATTGCCATGCATCGCATACTGCTGGGAGCCATTCCCGGGCCGTACGCCATACACAAAAGACTCAGAGCAAATGAACGCCAGCACATCAGCATTAGGTCGCGCTTTGGGCATGATGGGCTTTGGCATTGACCACAAAATGGCATCAAAGCAAGAGGTCATGGCACGCCAAGAGCAACCACGCGTGGAGATTGCCCGGTATGACGATGGCGAACCTATCCCAGACCCATTCACAGGCGAACCACAAACAAACGTGGTGCCTATGAAGGCTGGCCCAGGCAAAGCGTCAGAGAAGCAAATTGGCATGATTCGAGTGCTGGCTAAGACCCGAGGCTTTACACCGGGCAGTCAAACAATGCGTGAAATCGGCACAGTCCTCAATCGTGAGGTCGTAAAACTTGACGAACTATCTAAACAGGAAGCAAGTGCTGTTATTACAGCGTGGAAATAACAACCATGGGCAAAACAAAAGAATCGTGGACAACTATTGGCTCCTACGGTGAATACGTTGGGCAATGTTGCGATAATTGCCATCATTTCTGGAACGATGGAAAAAACATCGGTTGTGATTTGGGTGAAACATTATGGGATAGCCAGTGTTTGCAAAATGTTGAGTACTCGGACGATCGTTGCCCTAATTGGATTAGCGCCTATGTAATTCGACATAAGGAGCAACCCACGTTGTTGTAACAACTAAAGTACGCCAATCACATTGGTGCGTTCAGGCCGCGTGACTTGATGCAGGTGCAAATCCTCGAGGACTCATCATCCCTAGTTCGCCCATCAGAAGGGCAGGGCAGCCCATGCAAACAGATCCATTGCGTGGCGAGTGTGAACCGTGCTTCAACAACGGTCGGGATGGTGCCCGGGGGCACTCTGCCTAAGTAACCTTGACAACATGAAAATCAAATGCAGCTACGAAACAGTGAATGAAATTGGCACTTGCCGCGACTGCGGTGAAACAAACCTCTCAACCAAATACGGTGACCAACTCACGGAAGCCGGGCCAGTGTGCTACCTCTGCTATGTAGATGCGATAGCAACCGAGCAACGCGAGGGCGCTAGGACAAGCGAAGCGCGTCAGCCAAACCACAATGCCTAAGCGCACATCCAATACCGCGTACCTCAAAGCACGCCGCGAACTCCTGGCGGATAAACCCCGGTGCCACTGGTGCAAGAAACGCCAGGCCACCGAGGCAGACCATCTGATTGAGCACGACAGAGGCGGAACCGACACACCCGACAACTTGGTTCCTTCATGCAAGCCATGCAACGCACGACGCGGAGCCAACTACAAAGCAGCCAAAGGTCGAGCACGTCAAGCCGCACGCCCAGGCAACCAAACCCAAACACGCTCTCAAAATCGGAAACCAAAAAAAACACGCAAGGATTTTTTGGATCAACATCAGCCCTTGCCCCCGCGCCCATCTCTTTCTTTATCCAAAGGAAAGGTCATTGAACGGAAAGGAAAAGGTCATGACTTGCCACGAATTGAAACGGTCATTACTGATGCAGCCGGGAGTTACGGCCCGGAAGTTGCAGATTGGGCTGAGCGCATTCTCGGAGTGGAACTCATGCCGTGGCAGCGGCATGTTCTCAACGGTCAGCTTGCCGTGGATGCCGAAGGGCAGTTCCTCAACCACGTTTCGCTTGTGTCCGTCGCTCGACAAAACGGAAAGACCGTAGCGCTCAAGGCGTTGCTGGGCTGGTGGCTAACTCAGCACGCTACGCAGGTCGGCCCTCAAACCATTCTCACTACAGCCCACAGGCTTGATCTAGCCACAGCCCTATTCCAAGACCTAGCCCCGGTAATCGAAGCCAAATTCGGTGTCAAAGCTGTGTGGGCGTATGGTCGTAACAGCATCAAGGTCGGTGACTCGCGTTGGTATGTCAAAGCAGCTAGGCCATCTAGCGGTCACGGTATGAGCGTTGACCTCATCATTGCTGACGAAGTGTTTGGCATTGATTCTGAGACCCTTGACATTGGTTTGCTGCCTACGCAGCGTGCCAGACCGAACCCACTGTGCTCGATGTGGTCAACGGCAGGCACCGAGGACTCCATCGCCATGCTGCGTTGGCGTGAGCAAGGCATACGTGCCATTGACTCAGGCGAAGTCACGAATTCCGTGTACCTAGCAGAGTACAGCCCACCTCCTGACCTTGACCCGATGAGCGAAGCAGCTTGGGAGTACGCCAATCCGGCGCTCGGGCACACGCTTGACATTCGTACCGTCCAGGCTGAATCGAAAGGCCCGAACCGTGCAGGCTTCTTGCGATCTAGCGTGAACCTATGGGTGCAATCAGAGCTGTCGTGGCTACAGCCCGGCAAATGGGAATCGTTGCGTACCGATTTGCCACCGTTGCCCGGTGGCGTGCTCGCCGTAGAAGTATCGCTCGACGATGGCAGGTACGTGGCGGTACGTGTGAACGCAAATACTGCTGGGATACTTTGTGCGACTGTCGCATTCATGTGCGAAACAGTGACACAGGTGTGGGATAACATTCGTGCCCAGTTGGCCTCCAACTCAGGCTTGCAAGTTGCTATCACGCCGACACTGGACACCAACTGCCCCTCCGA